AAACAACAATATTATATCAACAACGGAATCACAGCACAGCAAATTTTGCGTGACAAACTTGATGATGCTTTTTTTAATAACATTTTTGATGAAGATGTTATTATTTCAAGTTTGCCAGGTATGGGTAAAACATTTGAAATGCAGCAGCGCAAAGACAATGCAAATGTTTTGCTTATACAAGGAAATGGTTCAATGCCGTTTTTTACAGTGCAAGTAGCAACAGCAGTATACATGGCAGGAGATAATCAGCTGACAGTTGTGTTAGATGACTGCGATCTGTTGTTTGAAGACAAAAACATTAATACTGCTAAGAAGATGTTTGATGAAACAAAAAAACTCAAATACAACAAAATGGCAAAAGGCTTGAAAAGCAGTTGCACTGACATTCAATGGGAAGCAATTGAACAATTTCAAAGTTTAGATCCAGAGAATCCTGGTTTTGATGTGCCGTTAGATAATGTTAATTTTATTGTGTTATCTAACCGTTTATTGCCTAGTGCAAATCAAGTTGACAGTTATGATGAAGGATCAAAGAAACATACAGTTGCTACAGACTTGTATGCTATTAGACGCAGAACAGCTTATGAACCTATTGAAATGGATTTATGGGATTTATGGGGCTATGTTGCTAACATTACTATTAATGAACACATTTGTGAAAAATTTATGCCAGACATTACAATTGAACAAAAACATCAAATTGTAAATTGGTTATTTGGTAATTGGGAAAAAGTAACAGAGCGTAATTTAAGTGTGATTGAAAAAATGACAAAAGTAATGGTTCGTTTCCAAGATCGTTATTTAGATGTTTGGGAAAACAAATTTATTGAGGTTGCATAATATGGATATCAAAACAATACAATTAGCGTTAGATGCAAACTTTAACAAATTTAAAGATCTAACAGTAAAAGAAATACAGGATAAAATTAATGGTAGCACAAACGCAGCTGTTAGAGTAGCAAGTGGTGAACACGCTGCACATTTAGCAAAACATTGTCATAATGACAAAGTTAGAGCAGCAACATCAAAGCGTATGCGTGAACAAAAACAAAAATCTATTTGTTCACCATTTGGTGTTTTTGCAAGTAGAAAAGATATGCACAACACACTATCTAAACGCTTCGAACACACTGACTTCCATAGAAGACCTACACAGTTGCCACATCTTTATTACTATATTGAAGATGGACCAGGAAAACCTACGCAAGAAAAAATTTTTAACACTGTGTATGGCAAAGCACCAAATATTTTATGGCACTGGGAACAAGCAATAAAAGCAGGATGCATAGAAGCAGCAAAAGTAAAAGATCCACAAGAAAAATGTTGTGAATGGTTTAATAAAATGAAAAAGCGTGATCCAGAACACTGGTATAAAACAAATGAAGATGCAGTTGAATGGCTTGAACTTGGAATAAAAAAGTTTCCAAATAGAAAAAAAGGTTGACAACACTCCAATATCAATGTATAAATAGTATTATAAAGCACACCACAAGTTGTATAGCTTATTTCTTTGCGTGTGTTTTTATAGGAACACAGCGGAATTTGTTTTAAAGCATTCGTTTCTCCAAAACTAAATTCATTTAAAATCCGCTGAAGCGGTCCGCTGTGTTTCGCTTCTATACAAGAGTATGGAAGCCTTTGCTTATAATTTTGGTAACTGTTATCATGATCATTATGGTAACACCCCGGCATTGGGCCCCATTCCAACTGTCGGGGTTTTTTTATGATAAATACATCTGTATATACACCTTTTGGAAGGAACACAACATATGTTAACAACCAAGCAATTACAACAAGTTCACTCAGGATACGCAGAATATGTGTATAGATGGGACTATTATATGCGTAGCTATATGGGCGCAGAAGAATACAGAGATGGTGCATATCTACGCAAGTATATTGGTGAAGAACAATCACCGGGTGATCAATATGCACAACGCCTGCTAGATACAGCCCTACACAATCACGCTAAAGTGGTTGTGGATACATATAGAAGTTTTATATTTCGTAATCCACCAACACGCACTATGAGCACATTGGTTGACAATGAATTTGCAATGTCATTTGTAAAAGACAGCAATCTAGATGGTATGAACATGACACAGTTTATGCGTGAAGTAAATGACACTGTGAGCATATACGGAAATGCCTGGATTGGTACAGACAGACCAGCATACACAGTAGACACAGCAGCACAAGAAGCTGACTTAGGAATTAGAGCTTACGCAATGTTATATGACCCGACTTGCGTATTAGATTGGAGCTATGGCAAACAGCCAAATGGAGCTCAGACACTCAACTACATCAAAGTGGTTGAAGGGCAGTTTGAAGACTATGATTGCATAAAAATTTGGACACCAGAAACAATTGAAGAATACATTGTAACCAAAAAGCACATCAACACAGATTCAAACATGCTTACCATGGGCAATGCAAACTATCAGCGTGATGCTGTGGTTGCAAGCTATGGTAAAATAACAGCACACACTGTATACGACAACCCATTGGGGTATGTTCCGTTTCAGTGTGTTATGGATACAAAAAGTTTCCACAGAGGTATTGGCACCAGTGATATTGGTGATGTGTGTGACATTCAACGCACAATGTATAACAAACTTAGTGAGTTATATTCAAACATTAGACTGTCAAGTCACCCTAGCATTGTAGCAGAGCCTAGTGCAGAAATAAATGGTGGTGCAGGTGCAATCATATATGTTGATGAGCAAACACAAATACAACCATATCTACTACAGCCAACAGGTGCAAGCATTGATGGAATAATTGCAGCTATTCAATTAGATGTAGAAGCCATTGATGCAAGCACACACTTGAAAGCTGTAAAAGCAAAGTCAGGTTCACCTATGAGTGGTGTAGCAATGCAAACAGAAAAAGCATTGCTGAATGCCAAACTAAGTGACAGGGCAAACATGCTACAGAGAGCAGAACAAAAACTGTGGAAAGATTGGTTCAACTGGCAAGGCATTCAACAGCCAGATGAATTTGAAGTTCATTATGAAAAATCATTTGACTTGAGAGACAAGCACAGTGATTTAGAACTGTATCGCAAAGCAATTGAAACAGTTCCACATGATAGCTTTGTTCACTACTTGCACGATCAGATTGCAAAGATGCTGGTAGAGGATGAAGAAGACTTGCAACAGATTGTTGAATCAATTGCAGAAGATCATAGAGAAATGAACATAGCAACACCGGGCACACTACAGGAATAAATTCCTGCATAAATAATACAATAGCACAGGATATGAATCCCCCCAATTGTGCTATCCTTCGAAGGGAGATCGTTTAAGATGGACGAAACAAACATCGCACAACCAACTGAAGCAACTGAGACTGGCTCAGAAGCAAACACAGTGACACAAGAAAACCAGGCTGAAACCTCAAAGACATTTAGTCAAGAGGATGTTGATCGTATAGTTCAAAACAGGCTAAAGCAAGTTGAGAAAAAATACGAAGGTATTAATGTTGGTGAATATCAACAATTGAAATCACAGCAAGTAGAAGCTGAAAAGAAAAGTATGATCAAAAAAGAACAATTTGAAGAACTACTACAAAAGCAAAAGTCAGAGTATGACACAAAGCTAACAACGCTACAGAGTGAACTGGTAAAAACTCGTGTTGATGGAAGCATACTCACAGCCGCTGCAGAAGCAAAAGCTGTTAATCCTGCACACATTGTTGATCTTATGAAAAACAATGTAAGACTAGGTGACAACGGTCAAGTGGAAGTGTTGGACACAGACGGACAAGTTCGTTACAACACAGAGTCAGCAGCACCAATGACCATTGATGAAGCAGTTGGTGAATTCATTGTTCAAAACCCGTATTTCCGTTCTGCACAACCCTCAGGTTCAGGCAGCACTGGCAATACACATTCAGCTTCACGAGAAGTTAAACTAAGCGACTTGAATATGAATGACCCTGAACATCGTAAAATATATCGAGAAAAGTTCGAAGTGGGTCAGGCAAGAAAGTTTGCAAGCAAATAATATAGGAGTTAAGCAAAATGGCTAACGAATATGATTTAGATAACGCCCGTGGCGAAATCTTTGAGAACATGACTCAAGCAGCACAGTTTACATTCAACGAGAACGCACTTCTTCGTAATCTTGTAACTGTGTATGATATGGTGGGCACACCAGGCATGACTGCCTCAGTTCCAGTATATCCAAAAATGGGTGCATTATCAGCACTAGCAGCAGGCGCAGACCTGTCAAACACAGATGTATCAGCAGACGCTGTAGACATCGCAGCAGCAGAATTTGGTGCAATGGCAACAATCCAAGACATCGTTCTTGAATCAAGCCCAACAGCAGTAGCACAAGACACAGGCCGTGTTTTAGGCGACGGCATTGCACAAGCAATGGACGAAGTAATTGTTGACCTATTTACATCAGCAGGATCAGAAGCTGGTCCAGGTGCAGGCAACGAAATTACAGCTGACCACATTCTAAAAGCAGCAGCAACACTACGCAACAACAGCGTTCCAATGCAAGGTCTAGTAGGTGTATTATCACCATTCCAAGCATACAATGTTAAGAAGACACTTGTTAACACAGGTGGTTCATTCTCAAACTCAGACGCATCAAATAGAGTAGGTTCAGAATACTTTATTGGTCGTCTATTTGGCATTGACCTATATGAATCAGCATCAATTGATGTAGACGGTTCAGACGATGCGATTGCAGCAGTATTCCACCCAGCAGCGATTGGTATGGTAATGAAGCGTGATCTACGCATTGCAACAGAGCGTGACGAATCACTTCGTGGCTTTGAAGTTGTTGCATCAGCAGCATTTGGCGCAGCTATCCTTGACGCTAACAAGATTGTTAAAATCACTGGTGACGCGGCTGTATAATCTATAAAGGAGAGGTAAGAGATGGCGTTTGCAAATAATGAAAACTTAATGGAGTTGGTTGGCACAACCATCTTTGATCACGGTGTAGAAGACTTCACTGATGAACTAAACCGAGCAGAAAGCGATGTTAAGCGTTACATAGAAGTTAATTGGTTCAAAGAAACCTATGCTACTAAACGCAAACTAGTTGGAAGCACAGTTGGTTCTGTGTTTGACGCTACACTGTTAACAGAGACACAGTGGACACACGGCACCATTTATCTTGCAATGTATCGTTATATCCTACCTCGATTGTCACCCTTCCGTGGTGAAGACAGCTTTAGCAATCAAATCTCATTCTACAAAGAGAGATACTTTGAAGAAATCAGAGAAGAGATGGCCAAGGGTGTTGAGTATGATGCCAATGATGACGGAGTTGTCACAGAAGCTGAAACACATACACATCGCAAAGACAGGGTGTATAGATAATGAGCAGCAGAGAAAAAATCGCACAGTATATTGTAGACCACATTTCTGAGGTTCGTTATGTTAAAAGCATAACACGAGAACCTCAGAGTGTGGATGAACTTGCTAAAACAAGTTTCCCACATGTGCTTGTAGAAACCGCTGATGAAACACGCAGCGACTATACAATGGACAGTGGGCAGAGCGTAAGAGAAGGCACAATAGAATTTTTGATCAACATCGTGGTTCACGGTGCTGACAGAGATTCACAAAGGAATTTGATCATTGAAGCTATCGAAAGAAAGTTAGAAGAGTCAAGAACCTTTGATGGGTTGTGCTTTAATTCACACAGCACAGAGATTCTCACAAGAGAAATTGACAGTGCTGAACCTTATGCAACTGGTGCTATAGTATACAGCGTGACCTATCACTATGATAGGGCTAAGCCATAACAATCTAACAGAGGAGAGCATAATGGCAGCAAATAAAGGCCTAGACGGCGTAGTAAAGATGAATGCATCTGGATCATCAGTAGCATCACTCTTGAATGTAACAAGCTTCTCACTTGAAGAAACAACTGAAATCTTAGATGTAACATCTATGGATTCAGCTTCAAACTCAAGAGAAGTTATTGCTACTTTCCTAAGCTTCACTGGCACTGTAGAAGGCTATTGGGATAATTCAGACGCAAAATTGAATCACACTGATTCAGTTGATCCTGTTATAAAAGCAGGTGCAGCAATTGATTTTGAATTATATCCAGAAGGTGACACAGCAAGTGACCTGTATTATTCAGGTTCAGCTATTGTAACAAGTGTAAGTCGTTCGCAATCATTTGATGGTGCAACACAGTATACCATCAACTTTGACGGCAACGGACCACTAGGATATGATGTAGCATCATAATATGAAGACGGTGCGCTCATTAGATGAAGTAGATAGAGATATCAAACGAGTCTTGGAGCGCACTGTTAACGCTATAATAGACGAAGCTCTAAAACTAGCAAAATCAACAACCCCCGTAAGAACAGGTAGGGCAAAGCGTGGATTCAAACGCAGAGACAATTACCGAGCAGGTTCAAGCAGGACCACAGTAATTGAAAATCAGGTGCCATACATTGGAGTCTTAGACGGTGCTGTTCCAGGTAGGGGCGGCGGTACTAGAGGACCAATTATGAAACCAGCGTTAGACCGTGCATTATATATCACAAGGCGAATCAGATGAGTATTATCGAAAATGTAGAAGCACACTTTCAACAAGTGTTGGCAGAAGGACTACAAGGTCCTATTGAAATCCCTGAGTGGGATGCACAACTGTGGTGGAAACCCACAACTACACTTGCAGAAGAATCAATCATTATGGAACTAACACAACAGGGTAAAACAACTGAAGCGTTGGTTATGAGTTTGATTATTCGTGCAAGAACCAAAGACAATGAACCAGCGTTCAGCAAAGCAGACAAATTAAAATTGATGCGTGTTGCAGATCCAAAAGTTGTTTTGCGTGTTATTACAGAAATGAACACTGAAACAGCAGAGTGGGAATCAGCAGCAAAAAACTAAAAGACTCCCCTGGCGATCTATTTGCATACAAGCTCGCATTGGACTTGGGAATGACGGTAGAGGAGTTGATAAATACAATGAGCGGAGTAGAATTCAGAGGTTGGATCAAATACTTCGAATATGTAGCTGAACAACAAAGGAGACACATGCCTAAGAAAAATAGGAGAACTCGCTAATGGCAGCTACAACATATGAATTAATCGTAAAAACAGTGGACCAAACAAGTGGTCCCATGGGCAGAATAACAGGCGGCTTAGGCAAAGGTAAAATTGCTTTTGCCGCTGTTGCTGTTGCTGCAACAGCCATGGGTAAAGCTATGATTGATGCCAGCAAGCAAATGGAAACAGTTCAAAACCAATTGAGATTGGTTACAAAGAACAGTTCAGATCTTGCTGCTACACAATCAAGACTAACAAAATTATCTAGAGACAATAGATCAACACTTGGTCCTACTGTAGAACTATACACAAAATTAAAAGTTGCAACAGCAGAACTTGGATTCAGCAACGAGCGTGTTGAAGGCATGGTTACTAAACTAACACAAGCACTTGTGGTTGCTGGTGCTGATGCAGGAACAACAGCAGGTGTTATTAAACAGTTTGGTCAAGCTATGGCATCAGGAACTGTGCGTGGTGATGAATTCAATAGTATTGTGGAAGGCATGGGTCCTGCACTTGCTATTATGGCACAAGAATCAGGCATAACTGTTGGTGAATTGCGTGAGATGTCACAAGCAGGTGAACTCACAGCTGAAACATTTGCAGGATTGTTGGAAAACAGTGATGCACTAACTGACGCATTTAAAAAGATGCAAACTCCACTAGACACATTGGAAAAGCAATTATCAGAATCATTTGTTACATATCTTGCTAACCTATCAAAAGCAAGTGGTGCAACAGCAGCATATAGAGCTATCTTAGAAGGCATGCTTGGTATATTTGATGCACAAAACCAAGCATTCTTAGATGCTGCAACACCAATTGGTGCTATGGAAATAAAACTTGAACAAGCAAAAGAAGCCCTACAATTAATGAAAGCTGAAGCATTGGTTGCTGGTCATACAATGATATCAACCAGAGATGCATTTGGAATATTTGCTGAAGGTGCAGAAGATGTAGATGCTGCTATAAGAGAAATTGAAGCACCAATAAACAAATTCAACAAAGCAATTGCTGACCAAGAAACAGTAGTAAAAGATCTCGCAATACAAATTGATTTGATGAAATTCAAAGAGCTTGAAGCTGCAGAAACAGCAAACTTTTATGCAAAACAAAGAGCAGCAGCTAAAAAAGCAGAAGAAGAAGCAACAGCCGCACTACAGGCAGCTGTGCCTGTACTGTCACAGTATGAACAATTCCTTGCAAACTTGATTGACAAAAGTAGAAGTGCAGCAACACAACAAGGCTTTCAAGCAAAAGCAATTGGTGATTTAAGAGTAGCATTAGAAGCTGGACAAATGTCAATTGATGCTTATGCTATTGCTATGGAGCGTTTGGGTCAAGGCACAAAAGCTGTCAAAGAAACAATTGAAAGTGCAACACCAGCTATCAGTGAGTTTGACAAATTCTTCAACAATTTAGTTGATAGTGCAAGCCGTAGTGCAAATCAAATCATATTCAAACAACAAGCTGTTGCTAAACTTGATGAAGCACTTAGACTGGGTCGTATCAGCATAGACACATATGCACAAGCAATGTTAAACATTGGCAAAAGTGCAGATAAAACCAAAGACAAGTTGGGTGAAACAACAGAAACCATCAGCAGTTTTGATCAGTTTATGAACAACTTGGTAGAGCGTAGCAGAGAAGCAGTCACAGAACAAACGCATCAAATGCAAGCTCAAGGCAGACTAAATGAAATGCTTGCGGCAGGTAAAATCAACCTTGATCAATATGCTGAAGCAATGCGTCAAATAGGTGGTGGCACTGAAATAAATCAAGAAAAACAAAACATCACAGACTTTATGAGTGAAACTGAAAAACTAGCACTCAACTTAGAAAAAACAATGACAGCAGTAACAGATAATTTGGGAATGACAATTGCACAGGGTATTGCTGAAGGTAAAAGTTTGATGGATGTTTTAAAGAATACAGTGAGACAAACACTAACACAAATACTGGGTATGATCCTGCAATCACAAATAAACAAGGCACTGGGCGGTATGTTCAGTGTAGGTGGCATGGGCATGGGTGGCTTTGGCGGAGGCGGAGGCGGCACAATGGGCATGCTGTTTGGTATTGGTAGAATGTTCTTGGACTTTGAAAATGGTGGTGTTCCACCAACAAATAGACCAAGCATAGTTGGAGAAGGTGGCGCTGAATTATTCATGCCCGGCACAACAGGGCGTGTGGTTCCCAATGATGAACTACAAGGCATGATGGGTGCACCAACAGTTAATTTTAACATAAATGCTGTGGATACACAGTCAGGAACAGAGTTTATCCTGAAGAATAAAAAACAAATTGAAGGCGTTATACAAAATGCATATGAGAGACGCGGCAGGAGAGGAATTGCATAATGAAAAGTATTTTTACATATCCAAACGATAGTAGCAGTCATTTTATTGATCCAGACTATGTTGGTGATGATACAGTTGGTTTCCAAAAGCGTATCAAAGAACTAAAAGATGGCACATTTTTAGCACATGTTGGAACAGCACCAACACAAAGTGTTGATACAATAATGGAATCACTCAGCAAGTATAATCAACATTCAAGTTTAGAAGAATCAAACGGCAACAACAGTGTGTATAAGTTTTGGGAAGCACCCATACTCGACGGTAATTTAGAATTGATTCAAAGTGATATAAGCGGTGCAACCGCTGTTAACGCTACAACATCAAACTTAACATTTAGCGGCAACCACGGATTTTATGATTCACAATTAATGGATTTGAGTAATTTCAACAACAGTTGGAGTGGAGTAGCTGGTCCATTGTATGTAAAAAAGATAGATGCAACTACAATTCAACTTGCAACAGATAGCAGTTTGAACAATCTTGTTGAGTTTTATGATTTAGAAAATGCAGACATTACTGGTGCTACAGC